AGGCCAAATCGTTGAGGCCGGTCTTCAGGAGTTTGAGAGAACTAAGATTATGCCGGTCTTGAACCGCCTGGATGGACGTGTGACCAACGTCGAGAAGCTTGAAGCCAGTCTGGGCGCCCTAAATGCCAAGGTAGAAAGTCTCCACAACACCGTCGAAAAGAACGCCACTGAAGCCACAAAGCAATTGACCGGCGCAATGAACCGGCTCTCAGACCAGCGCAAAGAAGACAAGGAAATTCAGCTTGAGCGATTCGACGGCTTAAAAGAATTGATCGAGGCGAAAATTAAATGATGCCTGAAGAACCCCAGAATTTAGAGATGGAAGGTAAAGCCCTGTTTAAGGACTGGGCTGATGTGGACGCTTTCGTCAAAGAGCTTGTCGAAAAGGCTGTTACTGCTTTCGGTCCTCACCCCGATTATCCCAAGGAGAGCTAAATGGCTCGCACCGTTATCCTGACTGTCGCAACGATTCCTGGCGTTTCTTATGCGCCCGGCACTGTTCTCGCCGGCTACAACGTTGGCCTGCAGGTTTCCAGTGGCGCCATTCCGCCCACTGTCCAGAGCGTCGTCGATCTGAGCCAGCCGATTCGCTTTGAGGGCGTTGAGTCCGGCGAGTACATGGCCGGTGTAACGCGTTTGGACGCCGCTGGTAATCCGGTTGGCGCCCCCAGCACTGTCGGCCCCTTCACTGTTTCAGATGCCGAGGTTCCGCCTGTCGTTGTCGGCGATGGCCCTGGCTCTATTACGGTTTCGTTTGAATAATGTGTTGGCTCTGTCGCATTCTATTGCGGCTTTGCCATCGATTTCATCGTCCGGTTGTGGGCGACGGCCCCGGACAAATTCAAGTTTCTATCGAGGAATAAATCATGGCCGAACAGGGCTACAGCAATCCGACCAGCCGTAACAGCAGCACCGCGGCAACGATTCCAGCAAAGATTTCCCCGTCCGGCTCGAACAAGATGGGCGCTGATGGCGCTAGCCAACCGACCGCAAAGGCCAAGAATGTGAATATGGGCAGCGATTCGGACTCTAGCCTGTCAATCAAGAACGGGAAAATCTAATGGCCACCCTCAAACACAGCGAAACCCAGCAGATTGTCGAAGGCGTCGATGCCGAAACGTTTCTGCGCGATATTTGTGATCCCAGCTTCTGGGAAATCGTCGTTGAAGACGTGAAGGCCATTGAGGAAAAGGTTCTGGACTTTATCGAACCGGCGATTCAGAAGGTTGAGGGCATGTTCGCGCCTCAAGAAATCATTCCCGGCATTGTTAACGTAGAGTCCGAAGCGGCTATCGCTCCCGATGCGGTCGAGGTGCAACAATGAAAGTCTGCATCGAATCCCAAGAAGACGGTACGTATTCGGTCTACGAAGAGCCTGCTGATGCGGCTGAAGACAATGGTGCGGCTGCGCAAATGGCTGCTCCCGAAGCCGGCCCCGCTGCTGGCGGTCCGCCCACTCCTCCGACCCCGCCTGGCGAAGCCGAAGAGGAATCTGGTGCCCAGACTACCGATAACATCGATGACGCCCTGATGATGGCCAAGCAGATGCTGGAGCAATCAGGCAGCGAAGGCGATGACAGCGATAATCCCGCTGACGGCAGCGCACCGTTGCCCCCGGATCAAGCTAAGGCCATGTGGAATCAAATGGCCGAGAAGAAAATGAAAGCCAAAGCTGCAATGGGCAGAATGTAATGGCGATCAGTCTAGTTTTGTTGGTTTGCTCCATCGCCGTGTTTTGCTGCGTTATCGGCACCCATTTGATGGATAGGTAACTGTTAACTATTACCACATCACCGCCGCGTCAAATCGATTCATCTGCGAAGTTATTCACAATGTCCTGCATCATCTACTACATCGGCGGTCCAAAAGACCTCACCAAAGAGGCCAAACGAAGCCCTCCGACGTCCAGCATTGTGGTTCGTGAAGCCCGCAATAACGCACTGAGCGTTTACTTCGAGCCGGCTGTCGATCTGGAATTCAAAGAGTCACACGTCAGCATTATCGACCATGAATACAGAGTCATGCAGGCCCCAATGAGACCTTCCGAAACGCCGGTCTATATTGCTTATTATGATGGGATTCAATGATGGCCAAACTCAGTGCAAAAGCCAGAAAGGCATTGCCTGCTGATGAATTTGCTGGGCCAGATAGAAGTTTTCCCATCCCCGACAAATCCCATGCTGCGAACGCCAAGGCTCGCGCAACCCAAGGCATTATCGCTGGCCAACTCACACCCTCTCAGGGTGCGAAGATCAAGGCTGCGGCTAACAAGAAGTTGAAGGCTCGCTGATTCAAATGACAACTAATATTACAGACGAAAACAGTAAGCCACACCTCTTTCAGCCGGGCCAGTCTGGAAATCCTTCTGGACGTCCGAAAGGAGCCAGGAATCGTTTAGGCGAAGCATTCCTTGAGGCGCTGGAGAAAGACTTTCACGAACACGGAGAGGATGCTATTCGGACTGTTCGCGCCGACAAGCCTGACCAATATCTAAAGGTCATCGCCTCTATCCTGCCGAAAGAATTGAACATCAAAGTTGATCCAATGGAAGAAATGAGCGATGCAGAGCTTGATGGCTATATCAAGCGACTCGCCGCAATGCTTAGCCTTGAAGTTGGAATTAGCCAAAGCTCTCAAAGCCAAGCAGCAGAAGAAAGCTCACAACCGCCTTCTCAGTTACCGCCCGTACATTAGACAACTTGAATTCCACAATGCTGGTGCTGTCCACAGCGAACGCCTGTTCATGGCGGGCAACCAGCTGGGGAAGACGGTTTGCGGTGGTGCTGAGTGGGCAATGCATGCGACGGGTCGCTATCCCGATTGGTGGGAAGGCGCAGTATTCAACAAACCAGTGATTCTATGGGCCACTGGTGTTACGAACGAAACAACGCGAGACAATCCGCAACGTATTCTAGTGGGTCCGCCGCCTTCTGAAGAAGCGTGGGGCACTGGGATGATCCCGAAAAGCGCGATCAAGGAATACGACCGCGCTATAGGAACGCCGAATCTTCTGGACAACATTCAGGTGAAGTTCGGCGGCGGCGCCGATATTCAGTCCGGCGAGTCCATTGTCTACTTCAAGTCCTACGAGAAGGGCAGGGAGAAATGGCAGGGGCCGACGATTGATGGCGTTTGGTTCGATGAAGAGCCGCCCATTGATATCTACACCGAAGGGCTGACGCGCACGAACAACGGCCAGCGCAATCAATTCTCCATGCTGACCTTTACGCCCCTGCTTGGTATGTCAGAGGTAGTGCATTCATTTCTGGTGGAATCATGAGCAAGCATGTTACGCGCATGACCATCGATGATGCCGAGCATTACACGGTCGAGCAGCGCGAAGCGATCATCAAGTCCTATCCGCCGCATGAACGCGAGGCGAGAGCCAAAGGCGTTCCAATGCTGGGGTCGGGGCGAATCTTCCCGATCCCCGAAGAGGATATAAAGGTTGAGGCATTTCAGATCCCAAGCCATTGGCAACGTATTGCCGGTGCTGACTTTGGTTGGGATCATCCTTTTGCCGCGGCTTGGGGAGCGATAGACCGCGATACGGATACGCTGTACATCTACGATTGCTTTCGCGTTCGTGAGCAAACACCGTCCGTGCATGCAATCACTATGCGAGCAAAGGGCGCATGGATACCTTTCGCTTGGCCTCACGATGGATTGCAGCACGATAAAGGCTCTGGCGAAGAACTTGCTGAGCAATACAAGAAAGCCGGCGTGAAGATGCTGCCCATTCGCGCCCAATGGCCGGATGGAAGTAACTCGGTCGAGGCCGGCTTGTTGGAAATGCTGGACCGCATGCAAAGCGGTCGATTCAAAGTATTTGCCCATCTCCATGACTTCTTTGAAGAGTTCCGCCTTTATCACAGGCAAGACGGCAAGATCGTAAAGCTGCGCGATGACATTATCTCGGCCATTCGTTATCTGGTCATGATGTTGCGTTATGCGCGCGTTCCGGAAAACAGAAATACTGGCCAAGTCGTACATTACGGCGTGCTGGACTCAGAAGCGGGTTATTGATATGGCATTCCTTCCATTAGCAATTGCTCTAATAATTATCGCTGTCTGCGCTTTGATCGAGGCTATTCATGAGCCGCACGCGCAAAGGGTCTAAGCCCGGAGGCTTTGAGTTCTGGAGCAAGCGCCCCGGTAACTTCGCCCGCGGTCGTTACGCCAAAACCATTACGCATCGCATTGAGCGGCGTGACAGCAAATCAGAATGCCGCGAGCAATTGGCAAAGAGTTAATCATTGGACCCTCTCTTCGATATCGACAGCACCGGTGAACCTGATCCCGGCGATCCAATCACGTCTGAAGAAACACAGATTGATCCTGATCGACTCGAAAAGCTGGGTGAATCGCTGGCTGCACGCAGAGATGAATGGGTTGAGGCAAGAACAGCTTCGGGTATAGAGAAACGCTGGCAGGAGGATTTAGATCAGTATCACGGCCGCGACGAGAACAACCGGCAAGAAGCGTCGATGCTGGAGACCACGATCAATGGTGGTCCGTTGCCGAGGGCTGGCACAAAGCCCCAGCGCTCAACAGTATTCGTCAACATCACTCGACCGAAGACGAATGCCGCTGAAGCACGTGTTGCTGGCATGCTGTATCCGAGTGACGACAAGAACTGGGGGCTGAAGCCGACACCAGTTCCTGAACTTGCTAAAACAACGGGGCAAACCCCATTGGGTCAGGCAAGCAATATGATTCCGTTGCCTACAGCCGCGGCACAGCCAGTGATGCAGGCTCAGCAGCCGGCACAGTCGAATCAATTACCGGCAGGCATTGCTCCACCGAATCCGGCACAACAAGGTCAGCCGCAACCTGCGCAACCTTTGGCATCCGATAAGCCAGGCGATCCCGTCATAGCCGAAGCGAATCTCAAAGCCAAGGCGATGATTCAGGAGATCGACGACGCATTGACTGAATGCAACTACAACGGTGAAGGCCGGATGATGTTGCATGACTGTGCCGTACTGGGTACTGGTTGCCTTAAAGGTCCGGTTGTCGTCAATCGCATTCGCAAATCTTGGACACCGGTTCAGGACGCGCAAGGCGTTGTGCATATCCTCGAGATCGCGAAGGAGAAGAAGCCAGCCAGTTCGCGTCGAGATGTTTGGAATCTGTTCCCCGATCCATTGTGCGGCGATAACGTCCATGACGGCCAAGGGATGTTCGAGCGCAACCTGTATTCGGCCAAGCAATTACGTGACCTGGCGAAACAGCCTGGTTACATCAAGGCCAATATCGAAAGGGTGCTCGAAGAAGGCCCGCAAGGCAGTACCATTGTCACCGAGCGCGACAAGTTCGAAGACCGGAACAAATCCGAAAAGACCAAGAAGAATCAGTTTGAGGTCTGGGAATACTGGGGCGAGTTCGAACCCGACGACCTGATTGCTGCCGGTGTTGATGGCATTGAACCTGGCTCGACAGATACCTTGTCGGGCTGCGTCATCATCGTCAATTCGACGGTTATCAAAGGTTTCCTGAATCCGATTGAAACCGGCGACATCCCCTACGATTTCATGCAGTGGGAGAAAGTTGACGGCTCATGCTGGGGCTATGGAATCCCTCGCCTGATTCGGCCGGCGCAGAAAGTCCTGAACGCAGCTTGGCGCCAGTTGATGGACAACTCGGGTCTCTCAGTAGGCCCGCAGATCGTCATCAAGCGTGGCGTGATTGAGCCTGCTGACGGCCGCTGGGAAATCACTGGCAGAAAGCTGTGGTATCTCAACGATGAATCGGCCGATGCAAGAACCGCTTTTTCGCTGACCGAGATTTCGAGTCATCAACAAGAACTCCAAGGCATCATCGAACTCGCATTGAAATTCGCCGACGAGGAAAGCGCTGTACCCATGTTGGCTCAGGGTGAGAAAGGCGAGGCCCCTGATACCGTTGGCGGCATGACCATCCTGATGAACAGCTCTAACGTTGTCCTTCAGCGGATGGTGAAACAGTTTGACGACCAGATTACTAAACCTCATATCACCCGCTATTACGACTGGATGATGGCCTATTCGGATAAGCCCGAAATCAAGGGTGACTTCCAAGTTGATGCACGTGGAACATCGGCACTCCTTGTCAGAGACATGCAGTCACAGGCTTTGATTCAGTTGGGCCAGTTCCAAGGCTCACAAATTATCGCGCCCATGGTCAACTGGGAAAACTGGTTCAAAGAGGTTCTGAAAGCGCAGCACGTCGATCCCGCCGACATCATGAAGACGGAAGACGAAATCGCGAACCTGCGCAATCAGCCGGCGACGCCAAATCCAGAAGAACTCAGAGCCAAGACGGCTTTGGCTGTCGCTCAAATCAAATCCCAGACCGATTTGCATGTGGCAGATTCGCAGAATCAAAGCGAGCTGGCTTATGCCGACAAGCAACAACAGATGGCGGCACAGAACGACGAAGCCACGCTCAGCGAGCTGCAGTTGAAACGCGAGTTGGCTATCGCTGAATTTGCGATCAAGCATCAAATCAGCCTCGACAACGTGAAGGCTCAATTGGCCAAGACCTCCATGCAAGAAGGCACAAAGCGTCAGTTGGCCGAAGCCGATCTGCAGGCACGCACCACTGAAAAAGTGATCGACGCCCATAAAGAAGTAGCCACAGCGAACGCCGCTCCACAGGGAACACAACAATGACGACTACGCATACCCCGCAGGCGAAGAACGGGAACATTACCCGCGTTGCGAGTTCGGCCACCAATGTTCTCGCCTTGGCCAGCAATGCCGAGCGTAAAGGTGCTGTGTTCTTCAATGAAAGCACGGCTATCGCTTATCTGCTGCTGCAAAAAGGCACCGCATCCGCCACGAACTACACCGTTCAACTGGCTGCAAACGGCGGCATGTTCAAGCTGGATCGTTTTGATTACACCGGTGAGGTCAATGTGATCTGGGCTTCCGCTAACGGCGCTTTGATGGTGACTGAACTGACTGCATGATTTCAAAAGGGAGGCAACACCGTGGATATGTATATGCCGGCTATCGCTGGCCCTCAAGGCATTCAGGGGATTCAAGGCATTCAAGGTATACAAGGTATACAAGGCAATACGGGTCCAGTCTCGCCATCGACAAGGCAGCGCGTAACACCTACGACGGGCAGCACAGTCAATGCCGATGGCTCAGATATCTTGCAGTTAACGCCGGCCGGAACGCTGGTTGCGCTGACCGTAAATTTTCCGAGCAGCCCCGGCAATCTGCAAATGTTCACGCTGGTGACAACGCAGGCCATTACAACCCTGACGCTGGGCGGCAGCGGTAATACGATTCTTGGTCTCCTGGTGACTATGGCCATTAGCGGCTTCGGATCTTGGTATTACAGCACAACTGACACTAGCTGGATTCGATGCGGATAAATAGGTTCTGAGGAATAGAGATGGCTGAAAATATCGTCAAGGAATATGAATTAAGTGCCGTCACCAATGAATACAGTGAACTCATTGGCTTCGCATCGCCCAATGGTAAGAAGAGCTACATACTGGATTCGCGAGGAGCGTCTCGTGGGGCTGCGCTGAATCATGCTGCAGCTCATGCGGCTATGGGCGTGAATGCTATTGCCCGAAATACCTGTGTGCTATTGGGTGATTCTCGCAATGATCAGGCTACCAGTGGCGGCGCAATAATTAACGGACTGACTCGCACAAAAACCGCATTGAATTGGTTTAATTGGTACAACGCTCTCAACAATCAACCGCTGCAATTGATAGCGAAATATGCTGTATCAGGTAGTCTGACTTCCGCATTGGACAGTCAAATTACCAACACCCTAAATATAAATCCCTTGCCTCAATTTGCATTTATTTGGTCTGGTGTTAACGATCTCTCAAATTCCGTACTTCCACTTGTTTCATTCACCAATGTCAAGGCCGCTTGTTTGCGGCTATTAAGCAGTGGCATTACTCCAATTGTTTTTCTTGAGTCCGGTTCGACCAGCTTAAACACAGCGACGTTAGTTGCCCGCCTGTTTGAATACAATGAAAGGCTGAGAGGGTTAGCGGAAACCAATCCGCTCATTTTTGTATTCGATGCAGCGGCTGCGATGTGGGACCCCATTGGGGCTGCATGGACTGCAACGCCGGCCGTTGTTTTTAAAGCCGGTTATTCCGTGGATGGCACACATCCATCGAATCTGGCGGGTAATGCATTGGGTTCTGCATTTGGAACTTGGTTCGGTACTCCTACAAAGGGTGTTGAGTCGCGCCCTGCCACAATCGGCGAATTTATTGTGGCAAACAATCCACTCGACGCTGTATTGAATGGTTTGTTCACCACTACGACAGGCGGCACTTCCGGGGGATCGGGAACCTTGGCGGGCGGTACTGTTCCTGCCAACTGGGGCTTGAATACCGGAGCTACCGGCACGAGCGTTACTCTTTCAAATGCCAACCTTTCCCCATGACTCTAACTAGCCTGCCTGCTGGCGGCTGGATCACAACGCGCGTTGAAATTGTATTTTCGGGAGCGGGTGGTGCGACTGTCGGCATGGGCCGTGTGCGCAACAGAAAGCGTTTGCTGTCATAGGCTATTAGCCCCCAGTGTTTTGGCAAATTAATTGGAGTTGATGGATGAGAGACATCAATTGGCAGTTCGTCGAAGCCTGGGCAAACAAACGCCTGGAGAGCGAACGCAACAAGAACGATGAAATCGGCAAGCCTGAACACGAAACGAATGCCATACGAGGCCGCATAGGTCTCCTGAAAGAATTGTTGCGACTTCCACAAGATCCACCGGAAGTCCCAATGCAAGACGGTGAGCCGGACTAGTTCCCGCTCAATTCGATGAAGCCCGCCAATGTGCGGGTTTTTTTATGGGTGAAAAATGACTGACGTTGATCAACAGAAAGAATGGGACGCCGTTGCCACTGAACGCAAAACAGGTATCAAGGAACCGGTTGCCGCTGTAGAGCCGCAAAAGGAGCCTGAGCCTAAAGCCGAGGTTAAAGCGGAACCCGTTGTTGATCCAGCCCTGGGAAAGTTCGACGAGATTATCGCGCGCATTGATAAATTCGATGCCCGCGTGAGAAATGTCGAGGGTCATATCGGTGGATTAACTTCGCAGCAAAACGCCTTACGTGAAACTTTGAATGCCGCTCAACAAGCCGCTGCAAAGGTCACGAATGCGCCGACAGCCGCTGAAGTCAAAGACGCTGTAGCCAGCCCTGAACTGTGGACTGCGCTGAAGAACGACTTTCCTGAATGGGCCGCGGCGACCGAAGCATTGCTTGATTCGAGACTGTCCAGCTTACCGGCTGGTCTTGATCCCGATGCCGTGCAGAAGATCGTCAGCGAACAGGTGAAAGGTCAAACCGAAGCCGTACGTGGAGAAATCATCGACTCGGCCCTGGATGCGGTTTATCCCGGCTGGAAAGATGAAGTCAAAACAGAACCTTTCGGCAAATGGCTCGACGCCCAATCCGCTGAAGTGAAAGCACTGGCCGAATCGTCGAAGGTTGGCGATGCCGCCCGCATGCTCAAGCTGTACGAATCGTCCAAAGATTCCAGCGTCACAACCAATATCACCCAGAACCGCCAATCCAAACTCGATGCCGCTGCATCGGCGCCCACTAAATCTGTCGGCAAAGCACCCGGACCCAAATCGGTCGAGGATATGACGCCAGACGAACTGTGGGCCTATGAAGCCAAGCAGCGCGCAAAACGCAAACAATCTCTTTAGGAAATAAATCATGGCCGCACAAGGTTACTCAACCGCTGTATCTCGAAATTTAATCCGGGCTGCTCAAGGCATGCTCGAACACGCACAGCCGATCACCGTTCTCGGTGACTTCGGTTCGCAGAAGGAAATGCCGCAAAAGAATACCGATACGCTGGTGTTCCGCCGCACGCTACCCTTCGGCGCAACGACCGCCGGCATCACAGTCGGTAACATGACGCAATATCAAGGCGCGCCGGTTATCAACGCGCCTGACTTCGTGATCGGTGAAGGTGTTACGCCGAACGCGAACACCATTTCGTTCCAGGACATTTCCGTCACCCTGCAAAACTTCGGCGTGCTGTACAAGTTCACCAGCAAAACCGAACTGATGTACGAAGACGATGTGCCGGCCGAAATGCAGAAGCAGACCGGTGAAGCTCTGGCTGAAGTATTGGAGCTGGTGCGTTACGGTGTCTACAAAGCCGGTACATCGGTGGTGTATGCCAACGGTTCGTCCCGTGCCGTCGTCAATACCTCCATCAGCTTGAACCGTCTGCGCCAGGCACAACGTGTTCTGGACTCCAACCGCGCCAAGAAAGTCACCCAGCGCCTCGCCGCCGGTGTGAATTTCGGTACGGCACCCGTTCAGCCGGCTTACGTGGTTTTCCATCACACGGACTGCAATGCCGATGTTCGCAACCTGCCGAACTTCACCCGCGTCGAGGAATACGGTTCGTTCAAGCCGATTCATGATATGGAAATCGGAGCGTGCGAAGAATTCCGTTTCATCGCATCGCCGCTGCTGTTGCCGTTCCTGGCGGCCGGATCGGCAACGCTGAATGGCTCGTTGTCCCGTGCCGGATCGAACGTCGATGTATATCCCTATCTCGTTATCGGCGAGGACGCGTGGGGTTCTATCGCGCTCAAGGGCATGTCGGCAATCAGTCCCACCATCATTCCGTCAAACGTGAAAAACCACGCGAACCCCATGGGTCTTTTCGGCTATGTCGGCGCTTCGTGCTGGTACAACGCCGTGCGACTCAATGAGGCGTGGACTATCCGTATCGAAGCCGCAGTGAGCGATCTCAGCTAAGGAGTAACGAAATGAAATCAGTTGCTCGTTGGTTGCAGGCGGTCCCGGATCGCTTTACGTCGTATGGTTTGGCGAAAGCGCTCTCGGAACTCTACAAAACTCAGGTGTTGTCATCGGCTGGCCTGGCTATCAAAGCAGGCTCAAGTGCTGTCGTTAAGCAAGGTTCCGCCTATGTAGTTGTGGTGAATGGTGTTCTGGTGGCAGTCGCCGCTAACACTGACACCGCGGCCCTCTCCGGTGCGAACGTGGCTACGGCAACCAGCAATATTTATCTGCTGGCTATCGACGCTACCGGCACAACCACGTGGTATCCCGGTGTTGCCGGCGCCACGGTGGGTGCCATTGCATTGCCGACGATTCCGTTCAATGTTGCCGTTGTCGGCGGAATTCTGGTGCAGAACGCAACGGGTTCGAACTTTGTTCCCGGCACTACTGCGCTGGATACCGGTTCATTGACCGTCACCTATCTCAACAATGTCGGACCGTTCTTTCCGGTCAAATCGATCTAAGAGGCTCTATCATGACACTCAATATCAATGACGCCAAAAATGTCACCCAGGCTACTTCGCTGGCTGGCTTGACGGGCCTCTCCGGTGCGGCAACGACTTACAGCACCGCGGCTCTGACTTTGCAATATGCCATCAAGGGGCTGGCTTACGCGAAAGCGCAGGTCAGCGGTGGCGCAACGCCGACCACAGACATTGTGACGGGCGCAGCCTTTGTTCCGCTGCTCGCATCGCAGGTCTGTGTATTCGTTTTCTGTTTCGATGCCGCTGGCTCTGTACTGCGTGTTGCGCAGGGCAAAGTCATGTCGTGGACGGATACGTCGGCACGCTCTGTTGCAACGCCGTTCCCGGTTCTGCCGGATACCCTGTGTCCGTTTGCGTATGCAGTTATCAAGAATGGTGCATCCGGTACTTCTTGGACGCTTGGCACAAGTAACTGGAACCAATCGCAAATCACGATTGATACCCCGGTCAACGTTCAGATGCTCCCAGCAGCCCCGCCTGAAACCGCCTGATAATTTATCCGTCCCCCTCGGGCTGTTTCGGCAGCCCTTTTTTTCGAGGAAAGTTTATGTCCAATCACAACAATCGTCCTCCGCAGAATCAGACTCCCCGCGTTGAGGTTTCCAGTAATTTGCCGGAGCACAAATTGAATGTCACAGACGAAGGATTGTCTGTTGAAAGCTTGGTTACTACCGATTTCCCGCGCGAGATCACCGAAGAAGCATTTTATAACGAGATCGTCGTGATCGAGGTCGCTGACTCTACGGATGAAAATGCTAATCCGTTACCCATCATCACGGTTGGCGAGCAGCGTCAATTCATCCCGCGCGGCGTACGTATTGGCATCAAACGTAAATTCGTTGAGGTTCTGGCGCGCTGCAAAGAAACGAAATATCGCCAGCACCGGCCGGACACAAACAATCCCGATTACATGGAGATGATTCCCAAGACGGCGCTGGCTTACCCGTTTTCGGTGATTGAGGACAAGAACCCCAAAGGCGCGGCGTGGCTTCGCGCTATCGTGCATGAAGCCGCGTAATGCAATTCTTGGCATTGGTCAGGAGGCTCCAGGTTGAATGCGGAGTCTCTGGTGCCGCACCGACGACACTGGTAAATCAACCGGCTGAAATACAACGGCTGACCAACTGGATCAATGCGGCATGGACCGACATCCAGGAATTGCACACGGATTGGGATTTCATGCGCAGCCCTTTCCAGTTCGACACGATCGCCAATACAGAAACCTACACGCCGGAAGACATTGGAATTCCCACCGGTGTTGATGGAACAATTCTCGGTAACTGGAAGCAGGATAGCTTTCGCATTTATTACAAAGCTCTCGGCGTTACCAATGAATCGTTTTTATCGTTTTGCCGCTATGACATGTTCAGGGATATTTATGAGTTTGGTGGCTCTCGGCTGAATCGCAGCAGGCCAGTGGATTTCACTGTCGATCCGCAAAAAAATATTCGGCTCGGTCAAGTACCCGACGATATTTATACGGTCAACGGTGAATTTTTCAAAAAGCCGTCTGAGCTGGTTGCGGACACCGACGCGCCATCAATGCCATCAGAGTTTCACCTGACCATCGTCTATCGGGCCATGATGCATTACGGCGCCTATGAGGCGGCAACGGAAGTCTGGCAGCGCGGTAGCTCTGAATTTACGCGCATGAAAACCAAGTTGGAAATCGATCAATTACCGGCCATGGAGATGGGAGAGCCGCTGGCATGAAGTCGTCGGTTATTAAATTTCCCGATATCAAACAGGATTATTACCCGTTTGTTGGCGGCATGGATATTGTCACGCCGTCGATATCTGTCAGTCCTGGCACGGCATTGGACTCGCAGAATTACGAGCCTTCCATTTCCGGTGGCTATCGCCGCATTGATGGCTATGAGCGATTCGACGGCAGGCAGTCACCGACTTCAGCCAATTATTGGGTTTTACCTTTCGTCACCACCGGTGCGGTTGCAGTTGGCAACAAAGTTATCGGCTTAACCAGTGGCGCAACAGCTTACGTCTTGGCCATTACAGCCACCTATCTCGTTCTCGCTCGCATAGTCGGCACTTTTGCGGCCGGCGGTGAAAATATTCAAGTCACAAACCTCTAAAGGAACAATCATGAAATTTCTCAACAAACTTTTGTTGGGCGTAGCCCTTTTGTGTGTCGCATCGCACAGTTTTGCGACGGCCGGTCCGTGGATCATGCATGACGGTTTTAAGCTGCGTGCATATAACGGTTCAAATATCAATTTGACGGCCGATACCATAAAAATGGTGCTGGTAACGAGTGCATCGAACTTCGGCACCACCAGTGTCAACAACTACGCTTCGCTGACTAACGAACTCTCGACAGCCAACGGTTATACGAACGGCGGTGCGGTCGTTACGGTCACCTGGTCAGGTACAAGCACAGTCACCTTCGCAACGTCAGGCAGTACCGTTTGGACGGCCTCTGGCGGTTCTATTGTCGCTCGTGCAGCCTGTCTATACGACAACACCGATACCAATAAAACTATCATCGCCTGTTCGATCTTGGATAACACGCCGGCTGATGTCACAGTGACATCGGGCAATACATTGACGGTCTCCGCTGGCACAGTCATGACACTGGCGGTAAATGATTTCTGGATTGCAGCATCCCAAGGAGTATTTGTACCGGCCTACGCAGCGAACGACGAGCTGTGGGCGCCGGCAAAAATTGCCAGCTGATTTATGGCAAGCGCCATTGACGATACACAGCCGCCAACTGGGCAGATACCGGCAAGCTCCGCCGCATTAAGAAACAACTTCGTTGCTGCGAAGGCAGAAATATCTACGCTTCAGGCATTGACCGCGGCACTGCCATTGCCGACCAATTATGTTGTTGGTTGTTATTATTTTCCCGGGTGGAGCACGCCTGGCGGCGGCCCAAATCCTTCAGATCCCTGGTCGCTGATTACCACGTACGACAACACCAGGGTTCCATTACTAGGCACCTATAACGAAGCGTTGCAATCAATCAACGACGTTCACTTTTCCTGGATGAAAAGCTACGGAATTGATTTCGTCGCTATTGACTGGTTTCAATTGTGGTCCGGCACAACATTACTGCCGATGCTCGATCATGTAGTCAATGCGCACATGGCTTGCACCGGCCGAAAGCCGAAATTCTGTCTGCAGTTCGCGAATCAAACTAATCAGGCCGGATTATCCACAAGCACATGGCCTACGGTCTACAACAAATGGATAATCACCTATTTCAATGATCCGAATTATTACCGGGTCAATGGCAAGCCGGTTGTCATCATTAACAGTGTCCCATCATTCCGGGGGCGATTTGCCAGCCACGCCGAAACGAAGCAGATGCTAGATAACGCGCGCGCTGCCGCGGTGGCAGCAGGGTTGCCTGGCATCTGGTTCATGGGTGGCCATGCAGATTCATCCAGCGCATGGATGGATGTAGGTTCTTATGCCGTTGGTGGATGGGACGGGATTACAGGATCAAACGTCTATACCACGACGAAGGTATCTGATAATTCGGCAGGTCCGGCCGCGACAACCTATGCGGATTTACACAATGCGGTTTTCTCGGGCGTGGTTGGTGGTTATCGCGGGTTTATGAACGGTTGGCTAAATGCCGCGAATATTGGGCCTGTCTGGACACCATTAACGGCAGGATTCGATAGCGCCCCCTGGAATAGCGGCTCTAGCACACTTCATGGAACACCAACGCTGGCTGATTGGGTTGCGCATCTTTGCGCCGCTAAGAGCCTGCTTGATGCCAATGCGGCAAAAACACAACGCACCGTAATGATTGAAGCCTGGAACGAGTTCGGTGAAGGCTCGATTTTAGAGCCAACAGTGGGTAACGGCGGATTTAATCGCCTTCGCGCCATTCGCGATATTCTTTCTTCTTAGAGATCTCCAATGACCAGTACGATAGACGCGACCAAGCCAGCTATTGGCGAAGTACCCGCGTCATCAGCAAACCTGCGCGCGAATTTCCTTGCGGCAAAGAATGAAATCACGGCGTTGCAGGCTTCCGGTGGCGGGCTAGCGCCAACCGCATTAACTGGCGCAGCTATCCAGGCAGCCAACGATGCGATTGTGGCGAGTGGCGTGCCCGGATTAATTCGACTGGCAGCCGGTGCAACATATGTTGTGACCTCACCGATTGTCATTGAATGCAGTAAAGTCGGGATTATCGGCAATCTGGCCACCTTGGATTGCAGCGGTATTTCGGCGGGAACTGGTGCTGCTGCATTGACCCTGACAAATACCGGCGGGAATTATATTCTCCCGCTGCCTATCGAACACTTTTATCTCATCGGCGCCTCTGGATCTGGCAGAGACTTTGATGTCGTTGGCCTTCGCCTTCATTCGACGACCGCTTTATCCGATGTCCGGGTAATGGTTCGCGGCGTGTTCTTCCGCTTTTTCAAATCCTTGTTGTCGATTGGTAATCAGGCATTTCTGGCGCGGTTTGTTGATTGTGAGTTCCTGCAAGGTAAGTTTGCCGTTGTTCAGGAGAACGTCTCCACCACGTATACGCTGGAAAATGTCAGCTTCGAGCAGTGCGCGTTTTACAATTCTGACTGTTTTGTAAAAGCGTTAATTGGGCAACAACTTCATTTTACGAAAAGCTCTTTCGACTTTTTCGGCAGTCGCCAAACGGTCGACGACCACGTGTTTGATATCCAAGGCGGCGGAATTGTCACGCTGACGGATTGTCATGTTGAATTTAGTTACGGCGCAACCGCAGGCGATACTAATAGTCCGATCCGATTAAAAGATGCAAACAGCAAATTCATCTGGCACGGCGGTTCTTTGGTTTACGGATCAACTGCACAAAACCCAGCCTGGACACATTTTGCCGAATCGGATAATCAAACCCAGGTTTTTACAATTTGGGACGTTCAATGCACGCAAATGGGACGAAAGTCTTTAGCGACTGGCGATGATAGTTGGCTCCGCGGTCCGAATGTCAACGCATTGGATCAGTCGGGCACCTGCGCTAAACCGAAAATACGTGTCTTTGGCGAAGACAATGTAGTCGATCAAATTCCCTCGGTTGTTTGCTATCAGCCTGCGCAAGGAAATCCTTTTCGCAACGGTGTCGATGATCCTTTTGCCGAATTGGGATGGCGCACCGCCATAACAGGAACAACCGCTGTAGCGACGGCGACGGCAGAAAACGGCATCACACCGCGAAACAGCGCGACCAACATGATGAAGTTCACCGGGACCGGTAAAGCGATCATCGCGCTGCCGGTCATGGAGTTGAATCGTCAACATGCATGGGCATTTTTTGTTAATGGTGGCGCGACTACAGGTTCTTTCACTATTCGAGAAAGGCTATCTGGCGAGACGGTTACATATGATGGAACGACATTTGCCACTGTAGCCGACCCAAGAGCTTCGTATTCCGGCACCACAGTCACTATTACTGGCGGCACAAATAGCTGGCGTCGCATTTCTTGGAAAGATGTTAGCAGCGGCATCGGTGGGTCACCGCGCCGAACCGGAAGTCATTTCTATATTGAATTCGATTTTGCCAGCGTGACAGGCGGTACGCCGGTTTATATCGGCAGTTTCACCATGGACTTAATGTGACCGGGTTTGCCTTCGATACCGCTGGAATCGGTTTCGACAATTCTATTTATGGCTATGACGGCGTAGTTGCTCCAGGACATAACAATGCGGCTTGGACAAATACGGGCGGCGCCTTGAGCACGGCACCGAACGCACCCCAGCTGCGTTTTAATTCTGGGTTGACGGCAACCCCGAGTTCGGCAGCCCTCAATATAAGTGGCGCTACCCCTTCTGTATCGATTGGGAATAGTAATGTAGTTCCATTTCCATTAGCGGCAGGGCATTCATATACGCGACTTGGGGCAATGGTCGCCGTCTTTCCTAGAGACGATAGCGATACCTCGGTCCAATCCTGGGAGAGGCATAAACTTTGTTTCGCCGGCCTCCCATTTAGAGTCCCCATTTTAATATGGGGGGGCGTTGCTCCATTTCACGCATCTGTGTCCGGCCCCGCCGGTTTGACGGTAGGCGCCGATCTCCCTGTCGATTGGGAGACAAATGGCCCCGGCAATTATCTGATGTTAATGGAGGACTCCCCGTCCCTTGGGACCGCTGTCATAACGTTAACAATTACAGATCAATTGGGGGACATATTATCTATAAGTTGGAGCCGCCTCTGCGCCTCTTCCAACGACACGACCAAAGGCCGGTTTTACGATTCTCTAAATGGATCTAATTCAAATCCAGGCACCTATGCACAGCCATACAAAGATGATTTAAGTCTTGTTTATGGCACTACATCCGGATCTACAACCTTTCAGGGCCACGTGGTATTTATAAACCGCGGTACTACGTATGTCATGCCCACTCATTCCGATTTAGCTGCACATAGATTTCAGTTCGACAACACTAAAAGGCCGGTCGTCCAATACTCATTACCCCTATCTGGCAGCGTACAAAATAATGCGAAATTAAGCTGGGCCAATACGCAAATATATTTTGGAAACCAATCCGGCGCATGTTTCGGTGAGTTGGATTGGGATGGCGGTGTAAGCAGCCTGAATAACTACACCAATTTTTTGGTCGGCGACGGCCAGGACAGGATGTTGTTCTACAACTTTAACATCACCAATCCTACGAATGGATCTGTAGGCGACGACAATACGACCGCTGTAGGCGCTGCTAGCGGTTCCACATCCAATGACGCGACCAATAATCACTATATCGGTTGGCGAAATGTGTGGGAATCCGGTCGATTGAGCGCATCTAATGCATGCGGTCTCTGGGATTGGTATGGATGCAATTATTTCGTAGCAGATTTTTGTGGCACCGCCGACGGCTATGCTACTCCGGCTATGAATTTCAAAGATTCTTGCCAGCACGTTAGCAGCCGTTACTGCAAATTGCGCAATGCAGGCTCAGGCAATTACGCCATCGATTTATTGGGCGTATCTCAAAACGGCGGAACTAACGGAAACGTTGAGTTTGTTTATTTCCGCGCTGACGCACATGCCGGAGCAGGTCAAGCAGTGCGTTTTAATGCATTTGCAGACCCCGCCATGGGTCCCGTCCATTTGAAGCGATGCACCCTTACCGGCGTGGTGGATATACGGCTTCCAAACACGTCGACAGGTCCTTATTTAGTGGAAAACTGCACCATTCAAACCAGCACCACGCCGCGCGTAACGAGCGGCTCGAACATAACCAATTCCGGCACGGAAACACAGGGCAGCAGCGGAATTATTGATGCAAACATGCAATTAATTAGCGGCACAAATCTCGGTCGGCGGGGGCATCAAATAGCATGAGTAGCTTTGCTTTTGATTTTTGTTCAACCACAAACTTTGTTACACATAATAGCAACGCCACCCCTGTAACTGAGGCCGACGTATACCCAACAACAAGAACGGTGAATGGTGTTTCTTTAACATTCGGCTGGGTCGCGGCACCTACGGGTCAATCGAGGGATAGAGATAATACGGCAGACCCGCGGCTTGCCAGCTGTGTTTTTGGTGGCAGCGGAAGCGGTGGTATCAATCCCTCATTTCGGGTTGACTTGCCCACATCCGGCAGCTGGAATCTTAATTTGGCGCTAGGGGATATTCAGAACGACCGCGATAACCAGTGTGTGGTGAAGGACAACACAACCACGCTTGCCACTATATCCGGATCAACCACTAGCCCCGCTTCAAATTTTGTCGATGCCGCGGGTACTCTACGCACCACTGCGACCTGGGTTTCTTCTAATTCGGCACGAAGCCTAACCTTTGCATCGACCACTTGTTTTTTGAATTCCAGTACAAATGGTGGCGCCAGCAATATTGGTTCCATTGCACATGCTCTATTTACATCCGTTGCTTCAGGCTCACCATTAACGCGCATACGCGGAGCCGATGGCGGTATGCAATCACTGTCTGGCGGCATGAATTCTTAGGTATACGATTCAAAACCAAAGCCCCTTCATTGGGGCTTTTTTATGGGTGAAATATGGCAAAACTAGCGATCAAGCCTGGAAGCACCAGTGTGTCTGTCGATATTTTTATCGCAGACTCATCGGTTACAACGGGCGCCGGAAAAACCGGGCTTGCTTTCAATACCGCAAGCCTGACGGCTTATTATAAGCGTAATGGGAATACGGCTTCTGTTGCCATTACGCTCGCGACATTGGCTGCAATCACCACGGCGTGGTCAAGCGGTGGATTCATTGAAGTCGATGCCACAAACATGCCGGGCCTTTATCGCCTCGATATCCCGGATGCCGCCTTAAACACAGGCGTTAAATCCGTTGTTATCCTGCTGAAAGGCGCGGCCAATATGGCGCCTTGCGTGCTGGAAATCGATTTGTCCAATGACACCAACCTTGTCGGCATCCTGGGCACTGTTGTATCGACACCTGCAACGGC